ATGCTTCAAGCAATGCTCCAAGCATGCCCCGAGCATTGCCGGAGGCGCGCGCATCGCCGACAGCCCTCGCGCACCAACTGCTGGCCATCGCCAGCACCACCTCAACAAACGAAAGACCAAAACCATGAACTTGAATCAGTCCTACCTCATCGCCGCACCCCGCCAGTCATCCGCCCGCCGGCCACGCGGCATCGTCAAAATCAACGGCACGCCGGTCAGCTTCCTGAGTGCGACCGTCGAGAACAAGTCCCACTTCTCGGCCGACACCTGGCGCGTGAAGCTAGAAGCCTGGGGGCAGCCTGAGGGTTTCGGCATGGCCTACTGGGCCGATGCGACCGATGTGCAGGTCGAGATTCTGTTTGGCGACCTCGCCGACGGCGACGACGTCAGCGCGGCGCCGACCAATGTCACATCGGTTATCCTCGGCCAAGTCGACGATGTCGAAATCAATCCGCTCGACGGCGACTCGCTCATCATCAGCGGCCGCGACCTGACGGCGCGCCTCATCGATACGAGGACCACCAGCAAATATCCGGACCATATCGCGTCGTGGATTGTGACCACCATCGCCCAAAAATTCGGCCTGGCGACGAACGAAATCACGCCCACCACGAAGGTCGTCGGCCAGTATTACAACGGCGCCTACGCGCAGTTGGCCCGAAGCATTCCGGCCTGGGACTTGCTGGTCTTCCTGGCGCAGCAGGAGGGCTTCGACTGCTACGTCCACGGCAGCACGCTGTACTTCGGCCCACCTCAGGCGGATACCGATACCACGCCGACCATCATCACCGTGAGCGGTGGAATGGGCGATGGCATCCAATCAAACGTGGCGCGGCTCAAGCTTCGCCGCTCGCTGACACTGGCGCAGAACATCAGCGTCACCGTGCTGAGTCATAACACCTGGAGTGGGACTTTGCGCGGGGTCGCCACGCGCATAGGCAAGAAGCCAGCGACATCATCCGCATCGCAGGCCGCCGAGCGCGTCCAGCCCTACGTGGTCAGCATTCCTGGCTTAAGCCAAGCCGAAGCTGACCGCACGGCCAACGCGATACTGCTCGACATCACGAAGTTCGAGCGCACCTTCGAAGCGACGATGCAGGGCGACCCGCTGCTCACGGTGCGGCGCCGCGCGGTCATCCAAGGCACGCAGACATCGTTCGACCAGTCCTACTACATCCAGCAGATAAGTCGCACGCTGGACTTTGAGGGTGGTTTCGCGATGAGCGTCATCGGTAAAAATCATTCGACGGAAAGCAACCCCGAAGTTTGAGGGGAGCAGAACGACCGAGCATGAACCGACGTCATCGATTGGGATATCGAGATGAAGTTGCTGCAATACGTGGAATGACCGGCGGCTATTTTGAAGAGGGTACATGGTGAATGCACGCGCAGTCCTGTTGCAGGAGATTCTTGAGGGAGCCGAGCGGCTGAACCTGTCAGAGCCCGCACGCGCCCAGCTTAAACAACTGGTCCGCCGAGTAGGCATTGCGCACGGCATCGCTGGGATGGCGCATGCCGAGCAAATGGACTATGCCGGCCAGTTGCTTCGTGCTGGCGTCTCGCGCGCGACCGCCCGTGACCGGCTGATGGCGCTCTTCCGGATATCGAGACGCCAGGCCTACAGCGTGATTCAAGATTTCCTGAACTGTGCAGAGTAAGCCCCTTTTTCTGCACGACGTTCTGGTCCAATGGGAGTTAGAACTAATTTCGGAGGTATCGATGTCGACCGCAATAGACCTGGCCAAATCGGCTAAAACGAAAATGCAGACGCAGGCCTTGCTGACGCTCAACGAGGTTGCCGCCATGCTGGACGTGGCTCCGAAAACGGTCCATGCCCTGCCGCTGCAGAGCATCCGGCTGGGCCGGTTGCTGCGCTTCGACCCGAAAGACGTCCGTCATTTGATTTCCCAGAGCAAGGAGCCGTTCATTGCGCTGTCTGTTCGGTAAGTAGCGATGGCAGCGCTCCCCGCCGCATCACTCCACATGCGAAAGTGAAAAATGACAGTTGATTACAAAATTTCCTCCACCCTTACCGTCCAAGATAACCTATCACCGGTGCTTGAGAAGGCCATCGGTGTTGCCATAAAACTTAGCGAGCAGATGGCATCCTTGACGAAGACCGTGATGAAGGCCGGCAGGGTCTTTGAAACGTCGGCGGCAAGTGCTGAGCGCTTTTCGGAGCGTTCGGGCAGCGCCCTCGGTAAGTTCACGGCCGAAGCCGCACGGGCAAAGTCTGCAGCCGAGGGTATGAACAAAGAGTTCGCCAGGATGGCGGCTCAGTCGATGAAACAGGTGCAACCTTTCACCGGCGCCGTGCCGGAGCGCTCCAGTGTAGAGCGCCATGTTTCGATTTTCGAAAAAGAATATCGAACGAGTGGAGTGGAGCGCGCTATGGATGCGGCTGAGCCATCGCGCGTCAGCACGAACCGTCAACTCGCCCCTTTTGGTGCTGCGTATCGCTCGTCCGATGCTGAGCCGGTCCGCGACTTCACGATGGTGCCGGCACAACCAGCCATGCGCCAGCAGCGCGAAGTCGCCAACATCGGCGAGAACATGCGCCCTGCCTGGAACGAGAAAATCGAAGGCCCGCGCGTCATGCGGGACATCGGCGGCAGTTCCATCGCCGACGAGCCGGTACGTAACCGCGCACACCCTGGCTTGCGGCCCGACGCAAATACGTTCGAAAATGGTTCGAGCTACCCTGTTGCGATAGCAGCCGGTGGCGGAGGCCGCGTTCCACCCGGCCAGGCTCTACCAGGCGCATATGGCCAGCCTTTCATGCGCCGCGTGCGTGATATCGGCGGCAGTTCCATCGCCGGCGCGGGAGGCGGCGGCGCCGGTGTTCCGCCAGGCATCGGCGGTCCGGAGGCTGAAGACAACCCGGACAAGGTAATGAAGACTGCTGGTATGGGTTATGTCGGCGGCAAGATGAAGGGTTACGGCGACCGCATGTTCGACAGCATGAAGGAGCCCATCGACAAGGCCTTGGACCTCGAACGCATCACCGCCGGCCTGCGCCAGAAGGGTCTCGGCGACGCGCAAATCGCCGATGCGATGAAGTTCGTCCGCGCCACGGAGATTTACGGAACGTCGATTGTCGAGCGAGCGCGCATTTTCAACGAAGCGCAGGGCTCGTTCCGCGAGTCGGGCATGTCTGGCGCCGGCGCGCTGACGGCCGCCAAGACCATGATGCCGGCGCTCGCCGGCTACCAGGTGGCAATGGCCACTCTCGACGAGAAGTCGCACGCCGCCGCCGAGGGCTCGTTCAACCAGTTGAACAAGGTGGTGGAGCTGATGGGCGGCCTGACCGACCCGAAGCGCGCGCAGTCCATCGTTGATTCAGTGTTCAAGGCTGTCCAGTCTAGCGGCAAGATGATTTCCGAGCGCGACATCCGCATGTTCACGACGCAGGGCGGTAGTGCCGTGTCGACGCTCAACGACACGACCATCTTCGCCGGGTTGGAGCCGCTGATGGGCGAGTTCGGCGGCAGCGCACTAGGCACCGGCATGAACACGGCTTTCCGCAACCTGTCCGGCCTGATGGCTCACCCGGCGAAGATGATGGTCGGCGAGGCCATAAAGATGGGGCTTTGGGACCGCAAGCAAATTCAATTCAACAGCCAAGGCGGCATCGGCAAAATTCTCGACCGCGACAAAATGGCCAACCCGGAAATCATGGGCCTGATGCGCACCGACACCATTGGCTTCGTCAAGGCGCTGATGCAGACCTACCAGACGCACGGCGTCACGACTGTGGAAGGCCGCGAGCGCGAAAACGAGATTCTGCTCGGCCGCACCGGTGCCAAGGTCTACAACAAGATGATGCGTCAGTTGGAGGTGATGGAACGCTCCGAGGATGCATTCAACGCCTCCAAGGGAACCGGCCAGACCAACGCAGGGCAACGGGACTCTCCGATGCAGACCATCATGGAGGCGCAAAAGCGGTACGCGGACCTGCAGATGGAGCTGGGCATTGTCGTGCTGCCGATGCTGATTCATGGACTGGAGGTGCTGATTCCGCTGATGAAGTCGGCCGCCCACTGGGTTCGCGAGCACCAGACGCTAGCTAAAATCCTCGCAGTCGCCTTTGCCGGCATCGCTGCGGCGATGGTGTTTGGTGGCTCGGTGCTATTGATGCGCGCCGGGTTTGAAGGGCTGGGTGTCGCGTTGAATCTGCTCACCAGGGGCAAAGGCGTTGATTTGCTGTCGGGAGCTCTGCGAGCGATGAACCCGAACCTGGGCGCATCCGTTACCGCAGTCAGCAAGCTTGGAGTCGCCGCCGGCGTCGCCGCCGCCGCCTTCGCCGGCTGGGAACTGGGTAAGTGGATTTACGACAACGTTATCGGTGGCTCGAAGTTGGGCGACTGGATTGGGAAAATGGAGGCTCACGTTCTGGCCGCGTTCGGCAACAAGGGCGCGCGTGAGGCGCTGGACGTGAATGAGCGCACCGGCCCGGCCAAGCCAGACGCTGCCCACGAAATCGTCTCATGGAAGCGCAACGCGACCCAATGGGCCGCCGCCGGCGGCGGTGCCGACCCGCGTGATGCGACATGGGCCGCCGCCATGGGCGAAATCATGGCGAAGAAATTAAATGGCGCCAAGGTCGTGATGGAGGGTGAGCAGGTCGGGCGCCTCGTCACCGACCACATGGGAAGCGAAGCAAGCCGGCCATCGACCGGTACCAGCGGGTTCGATTCCAGAATGAGCGTGCTTCGTCCGGACTATGGATACTAAAACCCACGTCAACAAAGGAAATTACATGGAACACAGAACCGTGGGACAGCGTGAGGCGAATGAATTTCACGACGCAATCGCCGAGGTCGGCGCCGAAATACCGTACCAGAACGCCGCCTACGAAATATTGCTGGCTGGCGCCGGCGGCGTGCACCTGCATGGCGCACCTGACGGCTACGATGCCGCGCTGTCTGCCGGCGCCAGCATAGTCGCCGACGATTTTCGAATCGCACTGGAGCGCTTCCGGCGGGCCGCTGTCGACTTCTTGGGAGAGCGTCCCTATCGCGATGAGGCGATGACCGACTACTTCCGGCGCATCGCAGGCATCGCTGGGCTGGGCGTTGAGAGCATGGTTGCCACGATGCGACGCAATGGCATCCGCCTGGCAGCGTGAGCCGGTGCCATTGCCGGCTTCCGGAGGTTGCCAAACGACAGGTTGCCAAGGTGGTTGCCACGGAAACGGTGGAAACTGGTCCAGTTACCAGAGTCGGTTACCACTGCGGTTACCACGGCAGGTGGCCGCTGGATGAAGACGACTTACCTTGACACAGCTTGACGGATTGAACTGATGGCGAAACTTCCAACTGCTGTAAAACTGCATATCCTCACTGCGTTGGCGTGCTTCGAGACGCCTCAGCAGGTGGCCGCCTCCGTCAAGGAGAAATTCGACATCGAAGTCAGCCGCCAGTGCGTCGAGGGGCATCACCCGGAGCGCAGGGCCGGTGCCAGGCTGGACTCCAAATGGCGGGCTGTGTTCTACGGGACGAGAATGCGGCTGCGGGCCGAGCTCGACGGCATTCCCATTGCGTGCCAGTCGTACCGCCTGAAGGTGCTGGGCAGGATTGCGTTGCAGGCCGAAGACATGGGCAACCTGCAGCTGGCCATGCGCATTATCGAGCAGGCCGCAAACGAAGTCGGCGGCATGTACGAAGTGAGGCGGTAGCAGTCGTGGCAGGCACCCAACACCATGGAGAATAAAAACATACTTTTATGGCAATTTATTAAATAGGCGCTATCATGAATTGAATAGCAGAATTAGTTTTCTTGTGGCAACATACGATTACCTAGATATGCGAGGTGGGGATGTCGAACAATCAGCCGACGTGGGACTTCAACCTATACGACATAGGGTTCCCCCGCCACGCTACGGACATCTCGACTCCAGCCAGAAAGGCAGCTGTCGTCTTTGAGGCTTCTGTCAGGAATGATTGTGTCGAAAACGGCGCCTTCTTTCGGCATGACGGAGCGGTGATTTTGCAGAAGGTCGGCTTATCGGACCGTATCCCGTTTTCACTATCGGAGCTCAATCAGGCAACGGGAAGCCTGTTTTCGCATAACCATCCCGACGGACTTTCATTTTCGGCCCAAGACGTCCAGCTAGCGATTGCATACCGGCTTGTGGAGCTGCGAGCGGTTTCGCCTCATTGGCGCCACATCATGCGACCTATTGCGAGTTGGCCGAGTCCGGCTGCGATTATTGCCGCGATTCGTGCGGAAACGCACCGCGCACACGCCGATGTGCGTGCGATGATGCAAAGTGGGCAGCTGTCCAGTAGGGATTGTCAGTGGGAGCTTCAGCACCAAGTTTGGGCGCGCATCTCACGTAGTTTGAAATTTGAATACCGCAGGGAGGCATCTTAAATGAACACTGAAAATTACTTGCCTGAACTTGAGGATGTCTTGGCGAAGCTCTTGCCGCCACCTGGTCTTGAGGAGTGCGTGGTTGTAGAAAGCCAAGGCTTACTTATCTGGATGCGACCTGAGGACATGGGCCCGGGCGAGGCGATATGTTTTTATGATGGCGATTGCCGCGAAGTGCTTCGACCTGATGACCCAAAAGTACGATACCGATTCTCATAGCAATTTCGATGCTAAACGGGCGGCTCCAAAAGCTAGTGCGCTACCCGAACTGAGCCACTTGCGGGGACCGAATATCGCCGAATACAGCCGAAATAAGTTCGCAGATAAGTGCGCACTTTCGACGCAGTTTTGCGATGGCCGATGAAAGCGCTTGCTCATAGGGGAAATCACCATATATTCGGGCAGGAAACGGCCTGATATCTGAACGATTCCGACGCGGATAGGTGCGCACTTTGGTTCGCAACTGGCGGCTCATAAAGCCGAACGTGCGCGGCATATCGCCGAACGCCGGCTGGGCGGTACGCATGGGCAGGTACGCACGGACGAGTACGCACGAAAACGGCTGTATTTTTGCATCTGGCGAGCTAGACGTTATCTGCCCCTGTCCTTGCTCTGTACCTTCTCCTCGGCAACAACACCCACGCCGTCGCGGTACTTTATTTTGCAAGATGCATTCACCGTAGGCATTACACCTTTGAGCAGAGCCAGAGCATGGCGTACCGACACTCCCCGTCCTTTATCTTGTATGACAATACCATCGTCAATCGATAAGATTGGGCCTGTGTGTTCGCCTTCTGTAACAGCCTGGGTGCGGTACACTTCTGCGGCGCATTTCGCGTCGGCTTCGGTGGAGAAATCATAGCCGCTAGATTTAGAAACCCCGTCTGCGGTAATGAACACCCACCGCCATTTTCCATTAACATTTTCATCTGCTGCAACTGAATAATCCATAACCGCTCCCATTTTTCTATATTGCAGTATGGCATGTTCGTCGGAGTACGAGCACTGCTGATTTGCCGCCGACAGTCGCCGCAGTCGCGCTCGACGCCGGCGGCCGGGAATGGATGGCGCGCCGGCCTTGGTCGGCACTTTGACGCGTCACTCACGCGTGCCGCACGCGTCGACGCCAGCTGCTGGCGCTGGTCAGTAGGCGATGCTACGAACATAGCACCGTCGTTGCGCCATTACCGGAAAATCTGGTATCGGTCGCATGGCCAAACTCTGCGCCGGCACAGAGTTTCGTGGGTGTCCTCAATTCTGAGGAGACGGCCGGGTGCGGTAAATCCTGCATCGCATGGCGCCGGCGCGCTGACCATAGTCATGCCGCGATTTCAAATCCGACCAAGTCGATATGGGAAAGCCCATATCGCCGGCGCCGCGCCCAGCATTCAAGGGTCACAACGGATGTGGCCCCTCGCGGTGTTGGCAGATACGGGAAAATCCCGTATTTAGAAACGAGACGCGGCGGCGCGCTGGGCAGTATGGGAAATTCGGGGTCAGCTCCGTCCTGACCCCTCGCGGGATGGCCGCCTTGGCAAAGTGAGATAATCCCACATTGGGGGCGGCTGCATGCCGCGAAGGGCATTAATCGGGCTAACCTCCTTCCCCGCCGATTGCGAGTGAACATCGGTAACTTGCAAATTTGCGCGTCGCTCAAGCCTACTCGCAAACGCCGCGCCGGCCGCCGGGTGCCCCGGCAGAGATAGGCTCAGATTTCAGCGTATCTCGATGGCCCGAAGATTTGGGCCGTCTCGCACGGCGGCGCGGGAACGCTCGCGAGGGTTCGCGACGCCTCGCGAGGACCGCCGACCGACGGTCGCACCAAAGCACACCATTGGTGAACGGCAGAGCCACGTCGCTGGCAGTTCAAAGGGGGCGCTGTTTATGCGCCTCCTTGTCGAATGGACATGGGGGTAGCGATTCACGATGCCCTTGCAGTGCCGGCGCCGACTGCATACGAAATTCGTCGGCAGTCGCATCGAACGCAAGCGAACGCGCGCGAACGCATCCGCACGGCGTCCGCACGGCGTCCGCATTCTGTCCGCAATTTGTCCGCACCGGAAGCGTATACGATGCGGACTTTTAACGGTTGCGGCCGTGTAACGCCGATGTAACGGCAAAAGTAACGGTGTGAGCGTTACCGATAGGCTACCGAGCTGAACCGCCTGGCGTGAGTGAACATCGGTAACTCGCAAATCTGCGGCTTACTTTGGGTATGGTGCAGATTTGCGGGTGACTTTAAGTCACTCGCAAGCAGGCCAGGTGTCGTTCGGCGCGACGACGCCCCACCGGCGCGCGGCGCTCGCACCATGCCGGCACCGTGCAAGCACAGTGCTGGGCACGACCTTGGCAGTGCCTGCATTGTGCTGGCGCCGGACGGCAGCGACCAATCCAGAATCGGATGCGTCGGCCGACGCGCGCCATCGCTCATAACTGCCGGAAATCCGTCAGTTTCCAGCGCCAGGTTTCCAAGCAGGTTTGCATGGCCAGGGTGGTATCCAGCAGCCGATATCCACACTGGTATCTATGGCGCCGACCGCCTAAAAACTGAGAGCGTTGCTGCCGATGACCGTCTGCGCAAAACTGCGCACGCGGCGCCTGCCCAATTCTCGGCAGACGGTGGGAAGGTCACAACCTGCTCGAAACTGCGCACGTCGCGCCGGCCTGCCGTACCTTAGGAGGCGGCAACAATTGAATAGATTTCCAGTTATTAATTTTCCTACAATTGACTAATCTAATCGCCGCTTGGGGAATGTATGCACACTTTCTGGATATTAATTCTTGTGGCCATTATGGCGGCCATTCTAGTTGTCTCGTTTTCG